AGGAACCAGAAATGACAAAACCCGTTAAGACAGAACTACAAGAAGTATCTGTTGAGATGGTTGAAAAGTCCGCGTTTGTAGATGTTCAGAAAGCCCTTGAGGACCAGAAAGAACAATTACAGAAGGCACTTGATACCATTGCAGTATTCCAAAAAGAAAAACAAGAAGCAATCGTGAAGTCCAAGACTTCGCAATTCCAAGCAGTGATTAAAGATGCAAAGCTACAAGCACCAATCATTAAAGCTGCATTGTCTCTTGAATCAGATGATGATTTTGGTGCATTTCTAGCTGCTATTACAGCAATGGCTAATGCAGTTGAAACATCGCAAGAATTCATGGAGAAATCAGCATTGTTCCAAGAGCAAGGCGCTTCAGTATCCAGTGATACACCCGTTCAGGAAAGTGCTGTTGCACGTATCCTAAAAGCAAAACAAATTAAATAATTAGGAGATACTAAATGTCACTTCCATTCGCAACTGAAGCCTTTCGCTTTTCTCATGTAGTCAAACAAGAACTATGGCCCGAGACTGGTTACACACGTTTAGTGGTAACTGTTAATGAAGCCGCTGCTAAATCTTACGTCCCCGGTATGGTTCTAGGTAAAGTAACTTCTGGTGGTAAATACAAGATTGCTGTACAAACTGCTGTAGATGGTTCTCAAGTAGCTGATGCTATTGTTATCAGTGAACAAGCAATTGCTGCTACTACTGATACTAAAGTTCTAGTTCTAATCAAAGGTCCAGCTATTGTTTCTAAAGCTGCCTTGATCTTAGATGCTACTTACGATCTAGATGCTGAAAAAGCTGTCGTTTACGCTTCACTCGAAGCTAAAGGCATTCAAGTTAACGACGCAGTTTAAGCGTTTTTATTAAAATAACAAAGGATAAATATAATGCAAACTCGTAGTTTTGAAAAACCATTTGATCTAACCGACTATACAGAGGAGCTATTGTTAGTGCCCAACGTATGGGGACTCATCAACGAACTCGGTATTTTCTCAAATGAGCCAGTCTCTCAACACAGCATTACTGTTGAAAGTAACTCAGGTACTCTAGGTATCATTTCCGATCAAGTTCGTGGTGCTCGTAATCTCGTTAATAAAGACGATACACGTGCTCTACGTAGCTTCGCTATCCCTCACTTCCCACTTGATGACGCTGTTAGCCCTAACGATGTACAGGGAAAGCGGGCATATGGCTCTGCTGATGCTGCTGAAACTGAAGCTGCTGTGATCGCACGTAAGCTACAGCGTATCCGCATGAATCACAGCATCACCCTAGAAGCTGCTCGTGCTTATGCAATCACGCAAGGTGCCGTGTATGCGCCAAACGGTACTGTTGTAGCTAACTACTACACTGACTTCGGTGTGACTCGTAAAGAGATTGATTGGGTGTTCGGTACAGCTACTACTGACCTAATGGCTAAAGGTGAAGAAGGTGTTGCTCACATTCAAGATAATATCTTGACCGGTCAAGTAGTGAACGAAGTGGTTGCTCTTTGCTCCCCTACCTTCTTCGCTAAGTTGATTGCTCACGCTTCCGTTAAAGATGCTTACAAGTACTACTCTTCTACCCAAGAGCCACTACGTAACCGTCTAGGAACTGGTCTGTATCGTCGTTTCGTTCAAGGTGGTATTACCTTCATTGAATATCGTGGTTCATACAACGGTGTTCCTCTAATCCCTAACGGTGATGCTTACTTGCTACCTAATGGTACTTCTGACATGTTCTTGAGCTACTTCAGCCCTTGCAACAAGTTCAGCCATGTGAACACCCTAGGTGAAGAGGCTTATGCTTTCACTTACCGTTCACCACAAGACGAACAAATCGTTATCCAGACTGAGCACAATGCGTTGCACCTAGTGCGTCGCCCTCAAGCTGTGGTTCGGTTGTTTAGTTCAACCTAAGTAACTAGCCTTTTAATTAAGGCTTTATACTGCAAGGTATTCTTAACTGAGTACCTTGTGTTATAATTTAAGATTATAGTAATGGCTACCTCGACGGAGGGAAAAGAAAGTTCCTCGCTTTTCTGCCTTTATTTTCACAGAGGTAATTTGAGGAATTAATGAGTAAAGAAAATAGGTACTATGTCTACGGACACTACTTGGAAGATGGAACACTTTTCTACATAGGTAAGGGTTGTAATAAGAGACATTGTGAAAAGACTAAAAGATCTGCCTCTTGGAACAAATTTACTGAAAATAAGATTTGGTATAGTAAAATAATAGAAGATAACTTGACTAACTCTGAAGCGTTAATAAAAGAAAGAAATCTTATCTTCAATAGTAAATCAAATTTAATTAATGTAAAAGTTGGTAATCTTAAAATAGATTTACAGGCAATTAAAAATAATTTGATATATGATCCAACATCTTCTACAGGACTACGTTTTGTAAATAACGGATCAAGTGGTAGAAAAGGTACTACTTGCAAGTATAAGGCAGGGGACGAAGCGGGTTCCAAAAGAACAAAAGGTTATCTATCAATTACTTGCTGTGTGAATAAAATCCACTACATAGCCTCTAGAGTAATCTGGTATTTAGTTTATGGAGTTTATCCAAATGAAGATCAAGTAATTGATCACATAAATGGAAACAGTTTAGATAATAGAGTAGAAAATCTAAGAATTTGTTCTCAACATTTTAATACCAAGAATAAAAAGATGCGAGAAGATAATACTTCTGGTCATGTTGGTGTTTATTTCGTAAAGGGAGAAAAGTATAATTACTGGCAAGCCTCGTACACTGATAATTTTAAAACAAAATGTAAAACTTATTAAGTAAATAAACACGGAGTTATTCCAGCTTTTTATTTAGCTTGTAAATGGCGTAAAGAGCAAATTGCTTTACTAAACGAGCAAGGTGCTGGTTATACAGATCGTCACGGAACGTAAACTTAGTATTTCATGTAGGGTATTTCAAAGTACCCTATGTAAAGTATTATCGAATCATAAAAGGAAAATAATGGCACTGACACCCCTTCAACAAATTCGTTTAATCATTCAAGATAATACTCCCGGTTTGTATATTATCTCAGATGATGAACTTCAGTATTTCCTAGAAAAGAACAATGATAATATTACTCGTGCATCAATGGATGCAGCTAAAGTAGTACTGTTAAATCTTTCAATGAGATGCGACGAGACAATTGATATTTTCTCACTAAGATCAAGCAAAACCGCGAATGAGTACAGACTATCACTTCAGATGTTTCTACGTGATCCTAATACTAACCCTTATATTCAGGATGTAAAAGGTTATGTTGGTGGTGTATCTAAATCAGATATGCAATCAAATAACAGTACCTTCGATAACAACGTAGTTACTAATCCTTATACTGAAAACTGCTCTAGTTTTCCATTGGACTACTTCAAGGTTTAATTATGAGTTTCTTAACAGCTTCTCAAGGTGCTATTAATCGACATGGTTTGAATCTAGTCTACTCAGTGATCACTCAAGGTGAATACAACGTAGAGACAGGTACTACCACTGAAACAAGTGCAGACTATACCCTTAAAATCTATCCTAAGCATATCACTGCTAATAATTATTCCTATCCTGATTTAATTGGTAAAGATGCTTGTATGTTTTATATTGCTAATGCCACTCTACCTTTCACCCCAAAACAGAACGACGAGATAGCCTATAAGAACGCTGTATATCGCGTCCAGAGCTATCAAGAGCATGTAGCTAATGGTAAGGTAGCATTGTACAGAATAATCGCTGTAAAGGGCTAAGAATGATTACAGCTAACGTGGATGAACTACTAAAGAGTCTTGAGTTATATCACGCCGACGCTGTACGTAGACTAGAGAACATGGTAAGTGGATTTGCTTATGAGTTCGTACTAGCTGCTGGTCTAAAAACACCTGTAGGTGATGCTGAATCACTTGAGAGTGTAGCGGCTTACGCTAGGTTATATAAAAGACGAAATGAAACTTTCGGTATACCTGAAGATGTAGGTTATCACGCTGGTTCATGGCAGTTCAGTCCAAATGGAACCCTTGAGTTCAGTACCATGATTGTTTCACCACAGGGTGCAGCAGATGATGCTAGGTATGAAGCGCAAGCTACTTATGCACTAGGAAAGACATTCTACATTGGCGCTAATACTCCCGGTATGGTAGCTCTTGAAAATAACTACAGTGCACAAACAGATGGACAAGGTATTTATAAACCTTCACTTGATTTGGTGATGAGTACCTACGCTATAAATATGGTTAAGTACTACAAAGAGTAATTAAGAATAAAGGTAAATATGACAGATGCAATCTTAGATACTAAACGTGCTTCTGAGCGTAGACTTAGTTCAATTACCCCAAGTGTCCCCACCGCTTATGAAGCTGTGCAATTTACAGTACCTTCAGATAGTATGTATCAACGTGTTCAGTTCTTGATTAACCTTCCAGACGATCCAGTATTCGGGGTGGGTTTTCATAGAGAACGGATGCAGATGCAAGTATTTATTGCTGATACAAAAGGACATGGTACTGCTACTGCAATCTCAAGAGCTACTTTAATTAGAGATACTTTTACTAAAGGTACTACTATGATTGAAGGTAGCACCAAGATACACGTACTTGAGACACCTCAGATCGGAAGTAGTTTTATTACTAATGATAGGGTTATAGTACCAGTGTTTATTAATCTAGTAAGTGAAGTATATACGGACTAAGTATCTGATTAATATCAATAACAGAATAACTAATATCGTTCTGGTATAGTTTATGGCAACTATGCCTGAATAGTATTATTTGCAAATAATTAAGGAAATATAAAATGGCAATTGCTAAAGGTGTAAGTAAGAAACTTTCTTATAAAAAAGAAATCGCAGGTCAATGGGGTGTAAAAGCTACCGCGACTGGTGCTAAGTATCTTCGTCGGGTTACTTCAAACTTTAACTTAACTAAAGAAACTTACGAGTCCGCTGAGATTCGTACTGATTATCAAGTCGCAGATATGCGTCACGGTGTACGTGCTGCTGACGGTACTCTAAATGGTGAACTATCCCCTAGTTCTTATGCTGATTTCATGGCTTCAGTGGTTGCGCGTGATTTCACAGTAGGTGGTACTGCTGCTGCAATCTCTGTGACTATTGCTAACGGTGGTAGCACATTCACCATTACACGTTCTACAGGTAGCTTCTTAACTGATGGCTTCTTTGTTGGTAACGTAGTGCGTATGTCAGGTGGTACACTCAACGTAGCTAATACAGCTAATAACTGCCTAGTCGCTGCTGTAACCGCTTTAGCACTAACCGTAGTGGCTATCTCTGGTACACCATTGGTCGCTGAAGGTCCAATTGCTTCAGTTACTGTAGCTACTGTAGGTAAGCAAACGTATGCTCCTTTGACTGGTCACACTGATGACTCTTACACCATTGAGGAGTTCTATTCTGACATTGCTCAGTCCGAAGTCTACACTGGTATGAAAGTCGGTTCAATGGCTGTTCAACTACCCGCTACTGGTCTAGTTACTTGTGACTTCAGTATGATGGGTAAGAACTTAGAAGCTACTGGAACTACTCAGTACTTCACTACACCAACTGCTTCAGGTACTAACGGTATCTTCGCTTCAGTTGCTGGTGCATTAGTTGTTAATGGTGCACCTGTTGCTTTGGTTACTTCATTGGACTTCACAGTGGATCGTGGATTGGAAGCAGCTAATGTTGTTGGTTCTAACTTTGCTGCTGATATGTTCACTGGACGTATTCGTGTTAATGGTAACTTCAGCACTTACTTCCAAGATGCTACATTCCGTGGTTACTTTGATACTGAAGCTACAATCAGTTTAGTGGTTGCATTGAGTACAGGTTCAGAGAAGAATGCTGAAGTTGTTTCTTTCGCTTTCCCTCGAATCAAGGTAGGCTCAGCTACTAAGTCCGATAACGAAATGGGTATTATCCAAGACCATAGTTTCGTTGGTCTATTGAATTCTGTTACTACTGCTGGTCTAGTTCCTAGTTCAGTGTTTATTCAGGATTCCAGCTTAGTCTAATTTAAGTTGACTAAAAGAACCCAAGGTGCCTTAATCGGTATCTTGGGTTTTCTTGTTTGTGAAATAGGTTTTTGCAATAGGTTATCCTTGAATTTATATTCACTTGATTATTAATACCTTGAATGTTATAATAGAGCACGAATGGATTGCAAGTAACTTTGCAGTCTTTTATTAACACCTTGAAAGGAATAAATATGCTGGACCTAAAATTACAAAATCTTGCAGAACAAGCTGAAGCTGGTTATGAGTTTGAACTATTGTACCCCGGAACACAAGAGAAAACTGGTGCTTTTGTTAAAGTACGAGGTAGTCAATCTAAAGTAGTACGTAACTACGCTAAGAAGAAATACAACGAGTACCGCTTGCGTGAACAACAAGCTAAACGCAAAGGTAAAGAAGAGGAACTATCCTTAGATGAAGCTGAAGAAATGGCTATTGATAACGCTATTGTTCGTATCATTTCTTGGAAAGGTATTACCGAAGGTGGTGTAGATGTTCCTTTTACTAAAGAGACTGCTGCACGTATCTTGCAAGAACATTCATGGATTCGTGAAGCTATTATGGAGGAAGCAGATCAACTGCTGAACTTTCAGTGAATCCGATGTACTCCAAGCTAAGGAGTACGCTGAACAGGAGTTCAGACTATCGGAAGCACAGTCAGATGGTAATTCATTAAGAAGTCACCTTGAAGTAGTCCACAAGGCTACTAAGGTACTTCCAGAACAGCTACAAAACCTCGTAGCTTTACCTGATTCAATAAAGGAAGTATGGATGTACTTCTTGGATTTAAATTCCACTAGACCTTCAGGTTTTGGTATATCACCTATTAGTTATTCCGAAATGCTTGCTTATTTTACCTTGAATGATGTTCAAGTAAATCAAGAAGAAGTGCAGTTAATAAGAATGTTTGATAACGCTGCAATTACATCTTCAAGAGAACAAGAGAAGAAGCGAGAAAAGAAAGCTAAGAAGTAATAAAGGTAATCCTCTTAATTGAGGATTATTATTTATGCAGTTATAAGTGACTTTATAAATAATAAGAATTAAAGACAGGATAGGTTTGACCTAATTACTCAAACTGACAAGATCAATACTCCACTGATCTTCCTTGTTTTCTTAGTGGATGTACTTGGAGAATACAAATGAATGAGAGCAGATTTTATGTTTATGTCCATAGGAATAAACTGACTAACGAAGTGTTTTATGTTGGTAGTGGTACAGATAATAGACTTAACCAAAGGAGACGTAGGAGTAAGTCTTGGAATATCTATGTAGATACAAATCCGTTTTATGCTGAAATTGTTTGTAATAATATGACCAAACTAGATTCTTTAGAAATGGAAGATTTACTTATTGAAATGCATACAGGATTGGTTAATAAATTAAGACCGCCTGTCAATGGATTTAAACTAACTAAAGAAATTCTTGATCTATTTTACTACGATGAAACAAGTCCTACTTTTCTTAGATGGAAGAAAGCAAGATGGAGAACGAGAGTTAAAGATGGAAGTCAAGCAGGTTGTTTACCCACTTTACTAGGAAAACCTGAAAAGAGTAAGGTTACACTTAATCGTAAGAGTATATTAGTTCATAGAATAATATATGCACTTCATTATGGAGATATTAAACAAAACTACGTGATTGACCATATTGATGGTGATCCTAGAAATAATAATATTAGTAATCTTAGAGAGGTGACAGCAGGAGTTAATTCAAGAAATGTTAAACCTGTTAGAAATACTTCGGGATTTGTTGGTGTTAGATACCACAAAAGAGAACGTAAATGGATAGCATTTTGGCATGAAAACTTTGTGAGAAAAGATAAAGGTTTCAGTATTAGAATGTTTGGAGAAGATGCATTCAGATTAGCCTGCGAGTACAGGTCTATGAAAATAGAAGAATTAAATAAACTAGGTGCTGGGTATACAGAACGGCACTCTGAAATATAGACTACAGAAAGAATATTATGTCCTTAGAGTTAACCGCCCTGTCGTTTCGTGTTGAAACTAAAGAATTAGATGAAGCTGCTTCTAAGATTAAAGCACTGGGAACGGAAGTAGGTAATTTATCTAAGTCAATGGTAGGTCTTACTAAAGAGACTACAGCTTCTGCGAAAGCGCAATCTGTAGCTAATCTTAACAATGCTAAAGCAGAGGAAGTTCTAGCTAAGGCTATTTTAAGCACAACTAAGGCTGAACAGATCAGTGCTAAGATTACTGAAAGTAAAGTTAAGGCTTCTGAAAAAGCAAACTCTATTGCTGAAAAAGTAACAAAGTCCACTAAAGATGCAGAAGTCTCTTATCTAGGATTAAGTGCTAGTCTTGAACGCACTCGTGACTTGATGTCTCTTGGATGGACTAAAGGTGAAGCGACACAGATTAAACTTGCAGAATCCGCTGGATTAGTTGGGTCTAACCTAGAGTACGTTAAATCAATTCTTAAAGATATTGGTGCTTTATCATCTAGTCCTTTTGATAACTCAATTGGTGCTGTTCGTGCAATGAACAAAGAGTTTGAAGGGTTAGTACTTCGTTCTAAATTAGTATCACAAGGAATTGAGTTAAACAATAAACAGCTAACCTTGTATGCGCGTCTAGCTGCTGAAGCATCTGTAGAAGTTAAAAAGATTGGTCTTGATCCAAGTCAAGGTGAAGGCTTAATTCAGTACAACAAAATACTGAAAGATTCTCAGGATGAATTTGTTAAGATCGCTGTTGCTAATAAAGAGATGCTCGATTCCGAGAAACTATTAGGCAAGCAACACAGAGAAACAGCAAGTGCTAAATCATTTCTGATTAAAGAAGATGAACGTATGCTATCTGTTCAAGATCAGATGAACACAGGAACACTCCGTAGTATTTCTATCTCTGAAAAAGCAGCATTGGCTACAGCAAATTACGCTCGTAACTTAAAGTTAGCAGGCGTGAATGGAACAGAATCAGCTAGTCGTTTAGCTAAGTACAGCGCAATGCAAAAAGATGTAGCTGCTAAAGAAGAAGCAAGGGTAGCAGGTAATCTCTCTAGGGCTTTGATGCCTCAAGTGACCGATGTTGCAGTATCTCTTTGGTCAGGACAATCTCCACTTACTGTACTCTTACAGCAAGGCGGACAAGTGGTCGATATGTTTAAACTCTCAGGCTTAGAAGCAAGTAAACTTGGTGAAACTATGAAATCAGCAATGAAGGGTATGATCCCTAGTATTGCTGCTGTTGGTGGTGCAGTAGGTGGTTTACTCGTTGATGGAATGAAAGGTGCTACTTCTGCTATTGGTGGATTCGTAGCTAGAATGACAGGTGTTCCTCAGTTAATGGAACTTGCTCGTAAAAGTGTAATTGATGCTTCAAGTGATTTTGATTCAGCAGCTAGTAATGTAGCAAAGCTAGATAAAGTATTTGCTGGCGTAGGCGCAGGTCTAGGTGTAGGTATCGGCGCAGCACTTGTAATGCTCACAGCAGTCGCTGTAGCAGCCTATCAGAGTATTCAGGTACTAACTGACTTGAGCAAAGCTGTAGTGTCTGTAGGTGCCTCATACGGCCTTACAAGGGACCAAATTGTTCAGTACTCTGATTCAATTGCGACTAGTGGTATTACTACAAATACAGCAATCGGTGCATTGACTGAAATGATTAAAGCTGGAGCAGGTACTGCTGAATCATTATCAGGTATTACTAAAGCAGCAGTTGATCTTGAAAAATACGGTGGTCAATCTGTAGCTGAAACAGCTAAAGAATACGCTAAATTAAAAGATGATCCGGTTAAGGCTTTATCTGAACTCAGGATTAATACAGGTTTAGTCACTGAAGAAAACATGAGAAATGTTACTTCATTGGTAGCTCAAGGTGATGAAATTGAATCAGTCAAAGAAGCCACTAGAATCTTAATGGAAGTGCAGTCTCAACAAGCACAACAACTAAAAGATGATTTAAATCCATTGCAACAGCTTTGGATTGATATGAAAAGTGCTATAGCTGATGTGTGGGATGAAGTATCAAGATTAGCAAATAGCAGAGAATTAGTAGTTGCTTTTACATTAGCTTGGGAAGGTGTAAAGTTAGTTCTAGCAAGTACACTAAAAGGAATGCGTGGTATTGTAGGTGCGGTTATCGCCATGATCAACGGTGACTTTAAGATTGCTTATGATACGTTAGCTGATGCTTCTGGTTCTATTTCAGCAGGTTACGATAGGGCAGTAGCTAAGACTTCAGCAGCAATGTCAGGTGTATCTAATCTTCAGGACTTGAATGCTAAAGCACGTAAAGATGAATCAGATGCTGAAAAAGCTAGATTAAAGTACGAAACTGTAATGAAGCCATTTAAAGATGCTGCTTTGAAGAACTCAGTGAAAACACTAAGTCAACAAGAGTACGTCAATAAAATGATGCAAGAGCAGAATAAGTTACTTGCTAAAGGTACTCAGTTAAAAGCTGAAGATGAAGCATTCATCCGTAAGCAATTAGGTGCTCAATGGAAAGATGCTCAAAAGAAACCTACTAAATCAAATTCTGATAAAGAGGCCGAGAGGATTGCTAAGTCATATGCTAGCTCCATGCAGTCGGTTGAAAAAGCAACTAACCTAGCAACTAAAGCTGAAGAAGATTACACAAATGCTCAACGACTAGCTCTTGATATATTCTCTAAACCTGAATTCTTGAAGTACAGTGATGATCAGAAAAGAGCACTTGTTACTAAACTAGAAACTGTAATCGCTGTTGAACAACAGATTGAAGCAGAGAAAAAACTAAGTGAAAATAATAAAGAGCGCTTGGAATTCCTTGATGCAGAAAAGAAGATTCAAGAAGAACAACAAGCTATCTATTTGGCTAATTCAGAGACTATTACACAAGAGACTACTTCACTTGCTTTGCGTAAAGAACTACTTGGTAAAACTGATGAAGATCAAAAGAAAATCAATGAATCATACGCTACTCAGAATAAGCTAACTCAGATTGATTTAAAGTACAGCAAGCAAAGACTTGATCTTCAGGCTAAGTACTTGAAACTCCAAAATGAAAAAGGCGGAGATTTTGATTACGTCAAGTTCAATGAAGAGATGAATCGCTCAGTTGAACAACAAGGTCAAGAAGCTAAGTTAGTATGGGCAGGTGTAGCGCAAAGTGCTGCTGAGGATTACCAGAAAGAAATGAAAGCTATCTCTGGTTCTATTACTGATATTATTGTTACTGCTTTATTTGAAGGTGGTAAAGCAGGTAGCCAGAAAATTAAAGATGCTCTGAAAGCTAGTTTTAAGAATGCTATTACTGTTCAAGTTAACGCTGTTGTGAATGCCTCACTTTCTTCATTAGTTGGAGGCACTGTCGCTGGTTCAACAGGAGGTGTTACCGGGAGTATCTTAAGTTCGCTAGGCAGCACAGCAGTAGGTCAAGCCCTTGGGTTAGGTGCTGGTGGGATATTTGCTAGTAATGCAGCATATGGTGCTGCGATAGGTACAACAAGTATTGGCGCCGGGTCGCAAGCGGCTATGCTAGCTGCACAAACAGGTGAATTTGGGGCCGCAGGTTTATCAGCAACAGCAGGCGCGTCCGGTGGGTTTGCCTCAAGTGTAGCAGCAGCGGCACCATACTTAGCAGCAGTGTTAGCTGTTGTGTCCATTGCTAAATCCCTCGATGACTCAGGTACTTACCACACAGGTGCATTGTCTCAGTACAGCGCAGCAGGTGGTGTAGCGAGTAGTCAAACTCACGGTGCATTCGGAATGGGTTTCGGTGGTGTAGATGCTAGCGCAGGCACTCAAAAGCTGACTGAATCATTATCTAAAGGTATTGTAGACATTCTTGATATGACAGCTACTACCTTTGGCAAAGAAGCTGGATACAAGGCTGCTACAGCATTTGCTGATGATAGTAGCGGAGATGGTGCTTGGGGTGGTTTACTAATTTCACAATTAGAAAAGACTATTGTAAATTGGGATACAACTAGAGCTAGTAAGTGGGCACCTAAAGTGTTATCTGATGGTGAAGCAGGTATGCAGGAATACCTAAGTTCTACTGTAGCTAGTGTTAAATCAGCTTTGATTGAAATGCAACTACCTGATTGGGCTGAAGGTTATATCAATGCACTTGGCTCTACAGCTACGCTTGATGAATTAGGTACTGTAGTACAAATGATTCAAGTTACAAAGGAAGCATTTAATAGCTTAGGTGAAGTCTTTCCGGGTTTGATTAATATGTCAGATGCTGCACAGAGTTCATTATTAGCTGCTTCAGGTGGTATAGGTGCATTAGCTACTACTGCTACTTCATTCTATGATAATTTCTTCACGGAATAATCCCTAATCCCTACACTTGCACCGTATTGAGTTCCACCTAAAGTATAGACAGTACCGTATATCAATGAACCTATACTAGCATCTGTAGCGTTCACTAAAGTGCT